GTCCTTCTCAGCTCTCAGGGTTTCTGGGAACCAGGGGTTATCGCTCCAGTTGATCTTAGTGACCACACAGTCAGCAGGAGGATGCACCACAAAGCGTTGGAACGTCTCATCAGTCTCCAGCTCCGGGTTAAAGCTGATCCAGATCTCCGAATCTTGCTTACGGATTGTCGGAATAAGCACGTTCCACGACATCCGAGAAACTGAGCTGGCTTCTTCGACCCAACATATATCAACACCTTCGAATGATTTTATGTTGGATACATTATTCTTTAGCCCAACAAAAAAGAATTCAGAGCCGTTCTTAGCTCTGATTGACGTTTGGGTTATTTCATAGAAACCATGCAATCGCAATGATTCGATCTGATCGCATAAGAGTTTATGCACCGAATCTCGGATTGACGTCTGGAATTCCCGAGCGCAGAGAATGCGAGTGGGCTTTGATGCGCCAATGATTAGCAGCGCTCGAGCAATCGCCCAAGACTTGCCGCCACCTCGACCGCCGAAAGTTACCTTATACCGATGCTTGTCAAAAAGTACCGATAGCTTCTCAGGAAACTCGGCATTTGAGACGGCATAATCAATTTCATTCACTGGGCTTAACAAAGGTAACTTTGATGCCCTCGACCGGCGATCCGTCTGGATTGCTCAGCACCGTCGTGTTGCGCTCGCCCCAACCCATCTGTGCTTTGGACCACCAGATCATCGCCGTGGTGTCGCCAGCCATCGCCTTGTTGTAGAGCGTGTCGGCAATGGAAGCGCTGGCTTTAGCCTTGCCAACGGCCAGCTCAATCTCGTAGTACTTACGCAGCGTCGGAGCGCTGATGCCGATGAGAGCCGCGATCTGATCCTGCGGCAAGCCGAGTCCAGCAGTCTGTTCGACTTTGGCTTTCGACGTCTCAGTAGGAACGTGCGGAGGAATCATCTTTTATAGGCGAAAAAATAAACCAATCAACCAGGGTTGGGAATGTCAAAAGCCCTGCGCAAAGCCGTGTAAACCAAGCGCAAACGCAGTTCGGTTTCTGGCAAAAACTCTTTTGGTTCTGATTGCTCAGATTCAACGGCCGAATGAATGTATTCAACCAAACGCTCATATTGCTCTTGTTTTTGAGAAATCATTGTCCACTCTCCATGTATTTCATCACATTGTCAAGCCATCGTTGATCCGCTCTTTGAATCGGGTTTGACAAATTAAATGACCTCATATCGCCAGATGGATCTGTTCCGGCTGCACGCCTTGCCGCAGTAAAATCTGAAAATAGAAAGTCTCGTGGAACAGGTCGGTCAAACCCTCCAACATATTGCCCACCAAGCTGCGTGTTATATGTTGTATGAGGCACAACAGGATTAGAAATAATTCGCCCACTTGGGTCCATTTTTGCAATTGAAAGACCGCCACCGTGAATTGGTACATTCATTAATGATGGTTCTGTAATTGCCGCTCGAGTTATTGGCAAACTTGGGAAACCCGCTGCTCTAAATTGGTCAAGATCCATCCGATCAATAAAAGCGTGCCGCAAAGCGCCGTTTTCATTGAGCTGCGCTCGAGCTTCTGGGCTGTCGATTCCCTTCCACTCGGGTCTGTGTAGTCTAACCTCATTGTCAAACTCTCGTTTGACTTTTTTGCTTATTTTTGCACCTCTGACTTGTTGCAACAACGCATCCGTCATCATGGTGGAAAAATCGCCGCCCACGTGACTCATAGGCATATAGGCCATGTACACGTCGCCGCTGCCCTGTTGCGCAGCATCTCTAACGCGCTTGGCTAGGCCAGAGATGACGCCCTTGTCCGACGCCCAGGCAGAACCATACGGCAAATGGCTGCGCATAAAGTCCATGCCACCTTCCAGCGCTACTGGCTCGGGTAGTCGAACGCCTTCAATTTCGGTCAACAATTGTCCTGCGGCTGTTCGGTCGCCAGTGGCTGGAATAATGACCGCGCCTTGCAATTGTTCTGGAGAAATAACCCTGCGCTCTGCAAGATTGTTCATTGGCTCCTGAGTGAACCGCATTTCACTCAGCGGCTTCTCGAGCTTCTTGCCTTCGCCAATTGGGTGGTACAACCCGCGAGCGATATTCTCGGCTTTGCTGGCTCTTGGTGCAGCATATGCAATCGCGCCAGAACGCTCCATAGCGTCCAGCAGCGCTCGATAGGCAACATCACTAGTCGCCAAGTCTTTCAGAGCTGTGCCGGTCATTCTAGCGCCTGCTGCGCCGGCTTTGGCAGTTGGTCCAACCATCGGTGCAACGGTCATTGCTGCCGATACCGTGTCTGGTCGCAGTTTGGTCGTGTAACCCGTGCCGGTGGTCAATGGCTCGTTGTAGCTGACTCTGTTGAGCGTGCGCTGAAGCTCGGGAATGCCGAGCAAATCGCTGACTGGTGTTGACAATCTGCCTTCGGTGATCGGGCCGCCGGCCTGGAGCGTGGAGCCGACGTCGTAACCCTTAGCGCCCAGCTCGAGCAAGTCAGCCAGGAAACCAGAGACACGGTTACGTGGCGTCGGTCTGATTGTCCCGGTGATCCTCGGGTAATCAGCCATTAGCAGTTCCAGTTCTTCAAAGATGCTTTGGCACGCTCAGCCGGTCCCTTAGCCTTTCGCACGACGCCTTCCATCCGAGCGCAGAAACTGGCTTTGCGACCTTTGTCTGCGTCGGTCTTGGGATTCGGCGCAGGTGGCTTGAGATTAGCGTTGTTCTTAGCGTTGTACTCAGCACGACCTTTAGCCGTCATCCCGGCGCCCTTCTCGGTCGGGTTGTAGGTCTTGCCTTTCCCCGTGGTCTTGTGCGGGATCGGCTTGTCGTGCTTTGTGGCCATTATTTCTTCTTCGCCGGTTTAGCGGTTTTGGCAGCTTGCTTAAAGTCAGCAGCAGACGGTGCCGCCTTGCTGCCGACCTTATTCATCTTCTCACCAGAGCCAGCAGCGATGTGTGCTTGTTTAGCGTGAATATTGGCGTAAAGACCAGGTTTGCTCATTTCTTTTTCGCCGCTGCACGTTTTTCAGAGTACGCAATCGCCACCGCTTGTTTCACTGGCTTGCCAGCTTTGACCTCGGCTTTGATATTTTCTTTAAACGCCTTCTCAGACGTTGATTTTTTAAGTGGCATTTCAGTTATCTGCGAATGAAATTACAAAAGAGACTTCGCCGTCTTCATCTTCTTCTTGCTCGCAAGCGTGCGTGCCAACGGCCAGAAACTGAGCAATGTGCTGCTCCAGCACGCGCTTAAGAACATCACGGCACTCTGGGCATTCTTCGCTGTCGATTGCGCCCATCATGACCGCGATTTCCTCGGCCAGCTCGCTCTTACCAGCGTCTAAACCTTCTTCAAACGCCTGAGCGTGAATGTCTTCTGAGGATTCGCCGATCTGGTCCTCAAGCGCTGCAACAGCCTCTTTCAGCATTTCTAGATCGTCATGGATGCTCATTTAGCTTGCCCCGTGAATGGTGGAGAAGTTAAGGATCACAGCCTCAGAATATGACGTGCCGGTCAGGTTGCGCAGCGTCAGGATTGCAGAACCAGCAGTCATCGACGTGACGTAAGTCGTGTAAGCCCCAGTCGTTGCTCCACCGGAAATGTTCACGATGATCGTATCGTTGGTCGAAATCAACGAATTGTTCAGCGTAAACGACACAGCGGTGTTACCGGCCAGCGCTGCGTTGTTCATCGTGATCCGGCCCATGCTCTTGTTGAGCGTGACTGCCGTGGTTTTGTCGGTGAGCTGCGTAACTGCGCCTTGAGCGGCAGCGGTATAGCCGATCTCAGCGCTGGCGTAACACGTGGTGAACTCTGGGTCGGCGTAAGCAACGCCAGATGCAATTGAATTACTCATGATTTTTTCCTTATTTCATAGGGTGTCCAAAAACTGGACACCCCCTATTCCACGACCGCACAAACGTCGGCCTCTTGGATGATTTGATAGTCCTGGCCGTCCTTGTTGTGGGTTGGCCATTTCAGGTAGTCACCGTTGCCATACTTGATCCGGTCCCCAACTCGAGCTTCCTTGACTTGGGGTCCAACCGCGACGATTGTGCCCTCGTTAAAGGGTTCGCGGTTGTTAACGTGAATCACGTCCGACAGTTTCCTGACGGACGGTTGCACGGTGATGTAATTGCGTAACGGTCTAATCATTTCTGATGGGACATCCGATCATGGGTATAGCACACACCAGGTGTTACACCAGTGTTGAACTGCTTGTCCTTGCCAGTCATGTCAGCCTCGCCCATGCCGACGCCGTTGACCATGCGCTCTTTGCGCTCAACCTTGTTTTCTTGCTTGTCTGGGTTTCCAGACAGTTTGGCGCTCGAGCCGTAACCGTAACCGGCTGGCTGTTTAGTGTTGCTGTCTTTAGATTTCATCATGATAGGACCTATTTAAGAAATCGGAGTTTGTAAAGGGTTGAATCAATGAGTTGTGCAATCTCATCAATCAGGTTTTGAATCTCGGAATCGTCGGGCATCACTTCGCGTGAGTCTTGCACAAAATACTTGATTCCTTCCATGTATTCGACAGGATCGTCGGTTGGAAGGTAGTAGTCGTCTGGGAAGCTCTGAAACTGACCGTAGCGCCCCATGTAGGCTTCGGCCAACTGGTCCACCAGCTCAGGAATCTGTTGATAGTACTCGCCGAGAGCAACGTGATGGGCGTAACTGTCGGTGGTCCAATGCAGCAGATGCGCGTTTGTGCCTGAGTGCAAAAGCACCGAGACAAAAGTGCTGGCTTCATTTTCCATCTGCACCACCAAAAAAATAGGGCAACACTCCGTCGCCCAATCGGGCAATGGTTTGGCGAGGAGTGCGCCTGTTCCCGATCATGCGCGTTTTAGCACGTCTGACAAGTGT